GTAAAAGGACACTTCTTACCTGCTGGAGTTTACGATAAAGAGTGTTATGTGCACTCTGATTACGATATAAATAATTTTGAGCACGACATAATTTTTGTTGGTAGTAAGGGGTATCATCCAGAACACAAGTATCGTCCAGAGTTGATAGACTTTTTAAAAAAAACATATGGTAAAAAATTTTTACACGTTGGTGGAGATGGTGATACTGGAACTGTTCGTGGAGATGCATTAAACCGTATCTACGCAAAAAGCAAAATAGCAATAGGTGATAGCCTTAACATTAATTTTAACTATCCTTACTATACTAGTGATAGGTTATTTGAGTCTACTGGTCGTGGTGGCTTTACCATCTACCCTCGCATTACAGGGCTTGAAGAATATTTTAAAGATAAAGAAGAGATTGTATTTTATGAACATGGCAACCTTGAAGATCTAAAAAATAAAATAGATAAATATTTGTTAGACGGGGTATCAAGAGAAGCAATCAGGCTTGATGGACATGAAAGAACTAAAAAAGAACACACATATGTCCATCGCTGGGCAGCAATCATAAAGGAGTTAGGTCTATGAACTTTATAGAAAGATCAGATATTAAATGGAAAACAGTCCCATATTTACGTCAAGGTGAAACATTTGTTTATGATTATAGTCTTCAGTTAAATGAACCACTTGCAAATTGGGATGTTTGGGATTACTGGGAAAAAGAAAGAATCCAAAGCATGAAAACTCATTTAAAAAATGGTGACATATTCTTTGACATTGGAACGGAATCTGGCTGGTGTAACTTAGTTTATGCCAATATTGTTGGACCAGAAAATATGGTTCTTATTGAACCAACACCTGAGTTCTGGGCAAATATACATGCTTTGTGGTATAAGAATTACTCAGTAGATCCTATGGCATGCTACGCTGGACTAATGAGTAATGATACGACGGATACTCGCAAGGGTAGTGATCTAAATTCCTGGGGAGAAAAATATCTTGGACCAATTATTGATAGAAATAAGTATGTATATATTCATGACAATACAGAAAGCATACCAATGATTAAATTAGATGATTATGTTTCTGAAGTTGGAATTGTTCCAGATGTTTTAAACATTGACGTAGAAGGTGCAGAACTTCTTGTTTTTAAGGGTGCAGAAAAAACATTACAGGACAACAATTTAAAAATATTTGTATCAATTCATGATGATTTAGGTATGCGTGATTATAGTACAACTCCAGAAGACACAATATCTTATCTAGAATCATTTGGATATGTTGGAGAGTTTTTAGCAAAAAATCATGAAGCACATTGGTATTTTGAGAAAGGAAAGTAAAATGAAAAACATAGCAATTACTGGAGCAACAGGGTTAGTTGGATCGCATTTGTCAAACTATTATTTATCTCTTGGTTGGAATGTTTTTGTTTTATTAAAAGACGAACACCATAATAATCAGCTATCTCCTAATATTAATAGGGTATATGGAAATGTAAACAATAAATCAGATATTGATTTTTTTATAGAAAAGTCAAGCCCAGATTATTTTATACATTTAGCAGCACAAACTCAGGCATATTACTCAATAAAGTATCCATATAACACACTTTATACTAATATAGTTAGTACCTTAAACGTTCTTGAATCTTTAAGAGAATACAATGCATGTAAATCAATAATTGTTGCATCTAGTGATAAAGCATATGGTGAATTAAAAGGTGATGAATACTTTGAGAGTCATAGTCTTGATGGAACATATCCATATGACGCATCTAAATCTATTACAGATATAGTATGCAAATCATATAAAACTACATATAACATGCCAATCATAACTACTCGTGCCTGCAATGTGTACGGAATTGGAGACAACAATCCAGCAAGACTTATACCTGGTGTCATAAGAGCACATAAAAATAAAACACTATTTACTATAAGAAATGGTGGAGAAGATATTAGAGAATATATAAATGTAAATGATGTTGTTTCAGCATATGCAGAAGTTCTTAAATATGCAGAAAATTTTAATGATGTACTATCATTTAATATATCGTCTGGAGAAAGATATTCAACTCTAGAAGTTTTCAATATTATTCAAGATGCTGTTGGAGAAGATATTGCACATGAAATTATTGAAAAAGATATTGTTGAAATTACAAAACAACGTATGAATTCATCTTTATTAAAAGAAAAGACTGGATGGAAACCACAACACACTATGAAAGATAGCATAGATGAAATGGTTAAATTTTATATGGATAGTAAAAATGGATCAGTATAAATGCTATCTATATTCTTTTAATAAAAAAGATTGTGCTGCTGATAAGTGGGATTACGGACTATTAAAAGAGATATTTGATAAATATGAAATAGATCAAATTAAAGTAACATCTATTCCAAAAGCTGATCGTGGTTTTGTTGTAGTTCCTGGTCCTCAAAACCTTGGTCATGAAGAAGATGTTAATAATCAAATACAAAACCTTTCAAGAGTTGTTTTATTTATTACGGGGGATGAAGAAGGTAAGTTTGATATTACTAAGATTAATCATCCTAATATTGAGGTATGGATTCAATACCCTCACGAAAAACACAAAGATTATAATAAATTACCTATAGGAGTTCCGCAGCATTTAAATAAATCTATTACAAAATATCATCCTAAGGATATAGATGTATATTTTTCTGGTCAAGTTACACATTCAAGAAGAAGACAGCTTGCAGAAGTTATGCAGTCAATGCCAGAAGCAGTGTTTAAGCCCACAGGAGGCTTTGCACAGGGCGATATACCTAAAGACTACTATGAGGAACTATCAAGTGCAAGAATAGCTCCTGCGCCTTCTGGTGCTATTGTTATTGATTCTTTTAGATTTTTTGAGGCTATAGAAATGTTATGTTTGCCAGTTGCAGATAAAATAGATTCAAAGGGTAATTATATAGAATTTTATAAAAATATTTTTGGATATGATCTACCAATAGTTCATGTATCTAACTGGTCTGAACTAAGCAGTCTAGTTCCTAAACTATTAAAAGACTATCCAAATAACATGCACCAGATAGTTGCTTGGTGGATTAAATATAAAAGAGATTTAGGTATTAAGATTATGGGACAGATAAATGCATAAAAGAGACGTAACTATAATTGTTGCAACATCAGTAATTCCATCACATCCAAAAACTGATATGATAGATGAAACAATTAAGTCTGTAAGAGTACACTTTCCAGATAACGAAATTATTATGCAAATTGATGGATTACGTGAAGAACAAAAACATAGGAAAGCAGACTATAATGAATATAAAAATAGAATTCTTTGGAAATGTTTACATGAATATAAAAATGTGTTGCCAATAATATTTGAAGAACATAGTCATCAAACAACTATGATGCGTAAAAGTATCAATGAAATACAGACTTCTCTTTTACTTTATGTTGAAGGCGATGCACCACTTACTCCAGACATGCCTATTGATTGGGATAAGTGTTTAGATTTAATTGAATATGAAAAAGCTAATACAATTCGTTTTCATCATGAATCTGTAATTCCAGAAAGCCATAACCATTTAATGATTGGTTTTGAAGATGGTTTTATGAAAACATCTCAGTGGAGTCAAAGGCCACATCTAAGTCGTGTATCTTATTATAGAGATATTGTTTTGCCATTTTCTGATGAAAAAACTTTTATTGAAGATAGGTTTCATGGCAAGGTTCAAGATGATATTTTTCCATATAATGTTTTTAGCCAGGAAGGTTGGAATAAACATAAGCTTTGGATATATCATCCTGAAAAAAACATAAAACGTTCTTATCATTTAGATGGTCGTGAAGGTACTCAAAAATTTACTAAAGATGATGATGCGTGGGGATATAAAGAATGAAACTAGGAATTATTGCTAGGTCAGATAACACAGGTCTTGGGAATCAAACAAGAGAATTGGTCAACATGCTAAGTCCTGATAAAATTCTTTTAATTGACTCTACACCATTTAATAAAAATAAACAGCATCCAGAATGGTACGATAGTTATGACTGTATTAAGACTAACGGATTTCCTACTTCTGAACAAATTAAAATATTCTTAAATAGTGTAGATGTTGTGCTAAGTTGTGAAACATTTTATGATCAAAACTTTATAAGATATGCAAACAAAAGAAATGTTAAGACAATTCTTCAGTATAATTATGAGTTGTTTGGTCATTTATCAAACCCCAACTTACCATTGCCTACAGCCCTTTTATCTCCAAGCGTATGGAAAATAGAACATATTCAAAAGCTATTTGGCAATCAAACAAAAGTTATTCACCTTCCACCTCCAACAAATGAAAACTTGTTTAACAAAGTAAAAGAAAACAATCTAGTAAAATCACACAACAGAATCCTACATGTTGCTGGTAAAAAAGCATCTAAAGATAGAAATGGAACTGAAACTGTTATTGATATGCTTAAGTATTCTAAGGGTGATTATGAGTTGGTCATTAGAAGCCAAAGTGAAATTGAGTCAAACATTAAAGATTCAAGGCTTACAATTGAAATTGGAAATCCAGAAAACAGGGAAGATATGTATGATGGATTTGATGCCATGGTTCTCCCAAGACGTTATGCTGGACTATGTTTACCAATGAATGAGGCTTTGTTAAGTGCCCTTCCAGTTTTTATGACAAATATATCTCCCAATAATCATGTTTTACCACAAGACTGGTTAGTCAAAAGTGACTCAATAGGAACAATTAGAACAAAAATTCGTCTTGAATTGTTTGAGGCAAACCCAAGAGATTTAGCAAAAACAATTGATGACTATATGTCTGTTAAAGATAAAAGATTATATAAGGAACAAGCATATAATATTGGAATTACTAATTTTTCACCCAATGTTTTAAAAGATAAATATTTAGAGGTTATTTCTCAAATTTAGTTTTTTCTTTAAATTCTATCTTAAGTATTTTATTCCACATAACACTAAAAGAGCTGTCTGAACTAGATAGATAAACATGTTTGCCATTATTTAAATTATAAGACTTAGGAACTAAGGGTCCAGTAGAGTAAACCTTTACATCTTGCATTTCTGATCCACCAACTTTAAATATATTACCGTACATGGATCTCCATAAAAATTGATCATTATCTTTTAAGACTTCTTTTAATTTTTGTTTTTCCATAATCATTGGTACATGTAGCTCATAATCTAATGGGTCATTAATACCAATTGCTTTTAATCTTTTATATGTAGTATTAAGTTTTCTAGTATAATTAGAATTACCATTTATTTTTTGATATAAATTTATTTTATTTAAAAGATATCCTCCGTTAAAAGTTTCTATATTATCTATTTTTTTAATAATATAAAAGTCATCGTTCATCAATACAAACCTATCCGATATTTCTTCTGATGAACAAATGTGTTTTAAATTTTCTACAGCATTTTTATATTTACTATGTGCTTGATTTACTTCAATGTATTTTCCAATATACCAATCAGGCTTTCCACCAACAACCCAAATATTTGAATATGGAAAACTTTTAACAACAGATCTAATTGAGTACCTTAGCTCTTCATTACTTCCATCTCTACATATATAAACAAAATCCATTTTTCTCCATTATAAAAATTAAGAAAGGCGAATCTATTTTAAGTAAATTCGCCTCCCCTAATTATTTGTTACTTCTTTTTAGCAGCAGCTTTCTTTTTTGCTGGAGCCTTTTTAGCAGGTGCAATTTTTTTAAGTGCATCTGAAACAACACCAGTATCTGGCAATACGCCAAATGCCTTGTCGTTTGGATTAAGTGCTCTTAATGCAACTGGTGCAAGAGCAGCAACTAGTGCAGCCCATAGATCTTTAGGATCTGTTACGCCAGCCATATAGAGTGCAATTACTGCTCCAAGAACAGATCTACCGTATGATGACAGCATTGCCTTTGTTTTATCGTTTAGTACATTATTCATTATTCCTCCTAGGATATAACTTGTGTTAGTAATGTAAAGCCAATCCATAGACCAATAATTCCTGCGACTCCCGCAAAAACTGGTGGTGCTGGCACTGGCAATTTGAATGCAGCAAACACAACTCCGCACCCAAAACCTGTTAGCGTTGATAATAAAATATCTCTCATATATTTTCTCTTTCTTTATATTTTTTTACAAAGTTGTTTATTATTTGTTTTTCATTTTCATCCCAATAAGCATAAAAAAGTATTTTATTTATTCCTTTATTTGTTAATTCATCAAGTATATCTGTTAATTGCTTGAATGTAAAATATTGCAGTTTGTAATATTGAAAATGTGCTTCAGAATTTTGCTTACGTAAAGCATCTAGTTCTTCTTCAGTTTCTCTTAATGTTACCCATGAATAAATCATAACATCTCTATTGTTTAATTTATAAGTATTATTTGCATAATCTACATAGTCAATTAAAAGCTTACTATTGTGTTTTTGTGTTTCATTGATCATTGACTCATGACCTACTGATATATAATAATTAGGGGTGTTCTTATTAATATTTTCAAGCACATCAACATACTTTATTAAATAATTAGTTTTGTCAATTTTTGTTGATGAGTCGTTTACTTCTCCTAAAATACCACCAGATTCTTGTTCATCTTCTTTTGCCCAACCACTTATTAAATTAATTTCAAGCCTATCTTTATCAATAGAATTAATTGAATCATTTATCATACATAAATATTGTGGAGATATTGCATATGGTCTAACTGCTATCATGTATTTAAAGTCTTCTTCTATATTCATAGTTCTTGATACTTGTGTAAAAAAATCATTTAAGGATGTATTATATATAAGCAAAGCACCACTGTAGTTATAATCAATTAGTTTTTCAACTTCATCAATATTATTAGAAAAAATATAAAACTCCATTATTTTATTTCTTTTCTGGAAGAAGTTGTTTTAGCTTTTCAGAGTATTGATCTAATCCAATATTTTTTAATTCTTTTGAAACTTCTTCTATTGTTTTTTGTGATGTTTCAATATATTGAAATGCCCAGTCTCTTGAATCAGAAAGAAACTTAATAAAGTTTTCTTTATGTTCTATATCATCAGAAGTCCCCATACTATTTTTTATCTGAGAATTTACTTCTTCTAATGCTTTGTTTTTTATAAAGAGGTCAGTCAGTAAAAGGTTAGATTTTTTTAGTTTGTCAAATATAGCTAAATAAGCTATTCCAAAAGAAAAAGAAAGGGTAGCAAAAAATATAATAAAAACTGTTTCCATAGTAACTATTGTACTCTACTTCTAGGCTCTAGGTTGGCCCCAAAAGGCTTCTCAGTGCTCCATGTGTCACCGTACAGAGATTCTAGACCATATAGGTAAGCCTTGGTTTTAATACCCTTGACATTAGTCTTTTTAATCATTAATATTTTATTAGTCTTCCTCTACATTAAAGACATCTAAATCAGATATTGTTTTTAAGTTAGATGCTACCCAAAGGGCTAATCCAGTTAAAAAAGATAAAATTACTACAATTATTATTTTTGTATTTTTTTTCATATTTCAATCATTACTCCACATCTTGTACATAGGTTATAAGTTTTTCTAGTATAAGGACACTCTCCAGCATTTATTAATGTATGGCTTTTTGTTTTGCAGATAATAGTTTGTAGTAATTGTTTAATCATTTAACTGCCTCTCTAGTTACTAAAACAACTGCTCCACAATCTTCTAAAGCTTTTTTTAATCTTACAACATATTGAAGTGCTGATATTTTATCATCATGTCCCATGTGTAAAAACTTTCTTTCATCTAATTTTACCGTAAGAAAGTGTTCATTGTCAATAATCTGTACGCCAAATCCCTTTGGAGCATTAATAGAATGAACAATCCTACGCATATTTTCTGTATACATTTTATATTTCTAACTTATTTACTGGCTCTTTTGACCAATGTATATAAGATCTAACATAGACTATCGCATAGGCAATTGCTGCAAATATAAAACCATACTGCCTAGTTGTTACAGCATATATAACCCATAGAAATTCGTTAAATAATAGAAGTAGCCAACCCCATATTGTTTTCCTGCCAACAAAAAATATACCAGTAACACCAATTGCTGCTAATACATATGACCACATTTTATTACTCCATAGTTAAAGACTGCCATGTTTCATACCAGTCTTGTTTTGTTTTGTGTTTATTAAATTCTCTTGAAATTTCTCCAGCCTCTAAATATATTCCGCCCCAAACACCCCACTCTTTTCCAGATACTCCGTTGGCAAAACATGTTTTTTTAACTGGACATTTTTTACAAAATGAATCAACATTTTTTCTAGACTCTTCGTTGTCTTCGTATTTATCAAAATAAATATTTGTATCAGTGTCTAGGCATGCAGCTTTATCTTTCCACAAATGTTGCTTCAAATTTAATCCTTATATTTATTCGGTATATCCCACCCATTAATTCCAGGTTTATAGACTCTGTGCAAATACCATTTATCTTTTACTCTGATTCCAAGTGGGGAAGTTTTTGCTATATCGGACTCTTTTAAATCAACAACATCCCATCCATCCCAAATTAAATTTGTATTTTTATTGACAATTTTTTCCATTGTGTTTAAACTTTTAATAATCATTTTTTCTCCTAGTATCTAAAAAGACCAACGTCAACATTATTTTCTTCTGCTTTTAAAACTAATTTTGATTTTAATTCTTTTGGGCGACTTAAAAAAACAAAATAGTCTACTTTTTCCATATTATCTTCTATGCTTAATGGAGGGACAATAAAGAATTTAATTTTTTTTCCTCTTGCCTTCATTCCACGTTCTGATAAATTAGAAAACTCTGAAACAAAGTTATTTATTTTTAATGGTCCAGCAGAATAGATAATAAACTCTGTATCATCTTCCTTCATTCCAGAAAGAGCAACGCTCATAGAACGCAAGAATACGCTATAATCGTTAAATTCTTTTGTTCCCTGTACTGCCACTATCATTTGGTCCCACCCCTTGTTTTAAGTCATCAAGTATTGATAACATATTGTTTAGTTCTTTTGTTGACATATTTTCAACATTTAATGGTTCTATTGTTTCTTCATTTACTCTGCCATTTATAGCATCAGCAACATAAAAAACATTATCTAGTATCCAGTATGCCTTTCCATTTGTTATTACTACCTTTAACATATTTTTTTGAATATGTTTTTCAGACTGTGTTATAACCTTAGGTTTATCAAACATCTGTTTTGGAAAAATATCTTTAACCATTTCATAAATATAGCTTTGTGTATGTTTATGTTTTTTTAAAAATGTAATTCTTCTACTGTTTGATACTTTAATTATAGACCAAGAAACAAGCAATGTCAAGCCCACAATTGCCAAATATTCCATATTCTAGAACTTTCTTAAATCAAATGCGGTTCCTTGCCAAACCTTTTCTGTTTTTCTTTTTTCACGCTCCACAATTGCACGGCTCCAAGCAAAGCCTGCGTCTCCACCCCAAGCATCCCACATAATTCTTCCGTTTGACGGAAACTCTGGACCATCATAAAATCCTTTGCCTTTTTTGTCTACTTCATGACGAGAAAAAAAAGAAAACATTCTTTTAACTGTACTAAGAGACATAGCAGATCCATTTACAATGTCTGTTGCTCTACCCCATCCAACTGGTGTTCCAGCTCCTGTTGCTTTCCCATCTTCTTTCCACTTTAAAGCACGTCGTGCAGCAGCTTTCATTCCTGCATTGGGAGAGTATGTATCAGCCATTACTTATCCTTCTTTACGTGTTTTACTTCATAGGGTCCAAGAATAGATTTAACTGTACCGTTTTTATTTATACGAACAATCATTCTATCTTTAATTTGTGTTGGATTAAAAGATTGTGCTTTTTTCTTTGGCATTATTTTGTAAATCCTTTTGGATCAAAAGAGCCATCCCAAATGCTTTTTGTAGTAGATGAGTTATTAGATTTATATGTGCCACCACGACGCTTATATTCTTGAACTACCCAGGAGTTAGCAACTGCAGATGGATAAACATCAAATTTATCTTTTGCTGCTTGAACAACTGTTGCATATAATTTTGGATTTGAAGGTGTTGATCCACCTCTGCGTGGCTCAATAATTTCGCTATAATTTGGCTTCTTTGCTTTTTCCATTTCTTCTTCCATATCTTTTGATTTTCCAACTGGAACACAATTTGGTACCATGCGTCCACCTTTGTCTTTCATACCACGCTGCTCATATCCAACCCAACATTTTTTTTGCATGTTGTCCCATTTGTCCATCTCTTCATCATCTGAATAGTAGGAGTCATCTGATTTACCAATCTGTGCATCATACATTGCCATCAATGTTTCTGAATCTGTTTGTGGAATTCCTGAATCGGTTGACCCCATTTCAACTACAAGATCTACTGACACAGATAATGATTCAATCTTAATCACTTCAGACATACGATGATAGGTAACGTATGCTTTTTCTTCCCATGCACCATCTTCTTCTTCATATTCACGAACAATAACTGGCTTATCATTTTCTACAT